CGATTCCTGGCGAGTACGGTGGAAGGGATCGGACCTGACCGAGCCTGACCGGGACCGGCCGGATGCCGGCCATACCGAACGGATGCTGGAAGTCGCCCGCGCCATCGAGCGCGGGACGCTGGGCCAGGATGCCGTCCAGCTGAACCGACAGGCCCGCATCCGGCTGGCGATGCGGGCGTGGCGCGAGTCGGGCGGATCCGAAGCCACGCTGCGGCCCGTGCTGCTGCGCCGGCCACGCCTGAGGCCCGAACCCCTGTACGCGACCCCGCTACCGGCGTGGGCCACGCATACGATCGGCCCGAAGATCAAGGCGTGGGCAGCGAAGTCCATCGGGCTGACGCTGCTGCCGTGGCAGTCGGCCGCCCTGGACTGGGCACTGGCGTGCGATCGAAGCGGCACGCCGGCCCACAGGCACGTCGTCATCAGCACGCCCCGGCAGTCGGGCAAGACGGCACTGATCCGTGCCCTGGTGGGCTTCGCCGTCATGGGCTTGCATCCCGGCTGGCGCACGATCATCGGCACGGCCTACGACCGACGCCAGGCGCACCGTCTCTACCTGGACGTGCTGTATGACCTGGAACCCCTGGCCGGCGTGTACGTGTCGGCCTATGCCGGCATCCGCGGTCCTCGAGGACGCCTGTACGACGTGCTGTCCCGAGAGGCCCGCAGCAACGCACGCGGCCTGACGGTTGACCTGAACGTCATCGATGAAGTCATGACGCAGACAACCGATGAACTGTGGGCCGCGCTGCTGCCGACGATGGCAACCCGCAGCCACGGCCTGGGCGTCGGGCTGTCATCGGCCGGCACGGATCGAAGCGTGCTGCTGCGGGCGTGGTATGAACTGGGCCGCGCCGTCGTGGCCGGCAAGCCTGGCGAGGGCTTCGGGATGATCTGGTACGCGCCCCCGGATGACGTGGACGATGACGATCCCCGCGCCGTTGGGCTGGCGAACCCCGCCCTGGGCAGCCTGGTCCTGCCGTCGGCCGTCGCGTACGAACGCGTGTCCATGACGCGGGACAGTTTCCGGCGGGAGCGCCTGAACCGCTGGACGATCGGCGAACAGTCGATCATCCCGTCATGGATCTGGGCCAGTCTGGGCAAGCCCGACGCGGCCATCCCGGCAGAGGCCGGCCGGATCATCCTGGCCGCTGACGCTGTCGGCAGCTGGCAGCGGGCGACGATCGCCGTGGCTGGCTTCCTGCCTGAAACCGAACGGCCCCATGTAGCCGTGGCCGATGAACTGGTGGCGACGGCATCCCGGCCGGCCGTCAGCCCTGGCGACTTGATCGGGGCACTGGCGAAGGCCATCGAAACGTGGCAGCCGGCGGCCATCGTGTACGACAAGGGAGCGGCCCTGGCACCGCACCTGGAAGGGGCCGCAGCGGTAGCGGGCTGGCCGATCGTCGGCATGGGGCCGAGCCAGATGGCCGGCGCATCGGCCAACCTGGAAGGGCTGATCCTGGGCGGGGAGGTCAGCCACAGTGCCGACGTGCTGTTCGCTGCCCACCTGGCCGGCGCGGCCCGCAGCATCCGGGGCGACAGCTGGCGACTGTCCCGCCGGCAGTCCACGGGCCATATCGACGCGATCGTGGCCGCTGCCATGGCCCTGTATGCCCTGACGCGGCCACAGGAAGCGAACGTCGACCTGGTGCCCCAGATCTTCACGTAGGGCCGTCGGTACTGGTATTCGGCCGGCAGTTCGGGCACGCTACGTGTCGTGTCAAAGCGTAGCCATCGTCGGCCGGCGGGATCCCTGGTCGTAGCTGCCCAGTCGGATCCGCCGGCCGGCCGCCAGGTGACGTTCGAAGGCGGCGTGCTGGATACCAGCCAGTGGGCGTCGGGGCGTGGATCATCCGAGGCCGTGGCCCTGTCCGTGGATGCCCTGTACGCGTGCGTGCGGCTGATCAGCGATGGCGTGGCGTCGGCCAGCTGGGGCGAGTGGAGGGGGCTGACGCGGCTGCCCGACTCCCGGCTGGCACGCCGGCCCATGCAGCGGCTGACGCGCCGGCATTGGACGTGGCTGGTCACGTCCACGATGGCCCTGTACAACATCTGTCCGCTGCGGCTGATGGGCGGGACCGATGACGAAGGCGTGCCCTGGTCCCTGGTGCCCCTGAACCCCGCCCTGCTGACGAAGGATCCCGGCAGCCGCGTGTACCGCTACGGGGACGAAATCATCGCCCCCGATGACTTGCGCTTCATCCAGCGGGCCACGTTCCCGTCCGTGACGCCGGCCGTGGCCGCCATCCTGTCCCTGGCGCGGCAGCAGATCGAAGCCGCAGCATCGGCCGCCCTGTACGCCGGCAGCTGGTGGGAGTCGGGCGGGGCACCGCTGGTGGTGCTGACGACCGACCAGGACCTTACGAAGCAGCAGGGCGAGGACATTGCCGAACGCTGGCTGGAGCGGCGCAAGAAGGGGCCGGCCTACCCCGCTGTCATGGGCAAGGGCGCGAAGGCACAGGCGTTCGGGGCGAACCTGGGAACCGAAGAAGCGGCCCAGGCTGCTGATCGGCTGATCGCATCCATAGCCCGCTACATGGGCGTTCCGCCGGCCTACGTCAACGCACCCAGCTATGCCGGCAGCCTGACCTACCAGAATGTCGAACAGGCGGGGTTGGACCTGGTGCGGTACACGCTGAACGGTTACAGCCAGCCGATCGGGGACACGCTGTCGGACCTGTTGCCGGGGGACTACCTGGTGGGCCGCAGCATCCGGCTGGACCTGTCGGCCCTGACGCGTGGCGAACAGGCCGCCCGGTATGCCGCGTGGGCGTCGGCCATCAGTGCCGGATGGCTGACGAAGGACGAAGTACGACAAGCCGAGGGCTATCCGCCCCTGGAACAGGCTGCGGCAGTCGGGCCGGCCGTGGACGAAGCGGCCCAGGAAGCGGCAGGGGCGTTCGCATGACAGACCAGACGACCGAGATCCAGGGGACCGTCAGCATCCGGCAGGAAGGGGACGCCCCGACGCTGGACGGGCTGGCCGTGCCGTGGGACGGCAGCACGACGCGCACGCGGGAATATCCTGGCGAACGCGAGTCCTTCGCCCGTGGCGCGTTCGGGGAAGCGATCAAGGCCCGCGCCGGCAAGCGTGTCCCCTACCTGGACGAACACGCCGATGGCACGCGCCATATCGTCGGCATGGTGGACCTGTCCGAAGCCGATGACGGGCTGCGTTTCAGCGGGCCGCTGCTGGGCAACCAGGCCGCCCGCGACTATGCCGAGCGCGTGGCAGCTGGGGCCGACGGCGTCAGCGTTCAGTTCCTTCCCGGCCAGATCCGACGCGGCCGTGGAAGCGTCACCCATACGCAAGTCGGATCCATCCTGGCCCTGGCCGGAACGTACGCGCCGGCATACGCCGGGGCATCCGTAGCCCTGAGAGAGGACGAAACCGTGACGATGCAGCGCGAAACCGAGCCGGTCCCGACGCCGGATCCCGATCCCGTGCCCGAGCCGGCCCCCATGATGCGTGCCATCGTGCGCGGGGAACTTGACGCGTTCCGGCGCGAGATTGCCGAGTCGGGCATCGTCGTGCGCCAGTCCGATGCCGGCCCGTACGCGTCCCTGGGCCAGTACAAGTCCCTGGGCGCACTGATGCACGCGGCCTACCGGGATACCGAAGTCCGTGACGCCTTCGCCCGTGCCCTTGCCGACCAGATCACGTCCGAGTCGCCCGGCGTCATGGGCGGGGCGAACGTCATTGGCGAAGTCAAGGGGATCATCGCTGCCAGCCGGCCGGGGATCGACGCCTTCGGGGCGTCCCCGCTGGGCGGATCCGGTATGTCCGTGGACTGGCCCTACGTCACGGTGGCCCTGGGCACGATTGTGGGCGTCCAGGCAGCCCAGAAGACCGAAATCACGTCCGTGGACGTGCCGATCCTGAAGGGCACGTCGCCCATTGCCACGTACAGCGGTGGATCGGATCTCGCCGTCCAGCTGATCCGGCGTTCGGATCCCTCCTACCTGGACGCGTACGGCCGGATCCTGCTGGCCGCGTACGCGTTCGTCACGGATAAGGCGTTCGTCGATGCCGTGGAAGCCACGGCCGGCCTGGGCAGCATCGTCATCGACTTCGCCACGGCCACGTCCGACCAGATCCGCACGGCCCTGTTCGCTGCATCCGTGGCCGTCCAGGCCGCAACAGGTGCGCCGGCATCGTTCGTGCTCGCATCGTCCACGGCGTTCGTGCGCATCGGGGGCCAGCTGAACCCCGAGGGCCAGGCCAACGGCCAGACCGGCAGCGGCCGCGCATCGGAGCTTCGCCCCGAGGTCAGCGGCCTCCCCGTCATCCATGATGCGAACGTCAACCCCGGCACGATCCTTGTCAGCAACCGATCGACGGCCAGCTGGCACGAAGATGGCCCGTTCCAGATTGCCGACGACGACGTGGCGAAGCTGGGGCGCGACATTGCGGTCTGGGGGCTGGGGGCAACGGCGGTCTACATTCCCGCCGGCATCATCAAGTCCGCTGCCGCGTAGGCATGACGGCATGGGTCACGGGGCCGCAGATCCTGACGCACGTTCGGATCACGGCCCCGACGCCGGATGAGACGGCCTGGGCGGCCGCGTGCGCCCTTGCCGTGTCGGCCGGCATCGATCGGTTCCTGGGCTGGACGGATGCCCCTGTCCAGCCCTACGTTCCCCCGGCCGGCGCGTCTGACGAAGTCACGGCGAACGCCCTGACGACAGGGGCCGAAGCGTTCGCCCGCAAGTCGGCCCCGTTTGGCGTCACGTCGTACCAGGATCTACAGGGCGCAGCCATCCGGGTTGCCCGCGACTACCTGGAAGGCATCCGGCCGCAGCTGGAACGGTGGCGGTACGTGGCCGGCTCGATCGCATGACATCGGCCATTACCGGCGCACGCGAAGGGCTGGAAGCGTCCCTGACGGCCCAGGGGCTGCGCGTTCAGGATCCCGCCGGCCAGGTATCCCCGCCGGCCGTGTTCCTGGTGCCTGGCGATCCGTGGCTGGCCCCGACGCGCCTGGGGCCACAGGTTCGGGAAGTCACGTACCGCGTCATCGGGCTGGTGGGCCTGGGCGTGGACACGGTCCAGCAGTCCGAAGCCGAACTGATGGCCCAGCGGCTGGCCGACGCGATCGCTGCCACGCAAGGGCCGGCGTGGGCGCTGATCAGCCTGGATCCGCCGGCCGAGTACGACGTGGGCGGCGTCACCTATCTCGCCATCGTCGGATCGACGCATACCCACTTAGCTGGAGGATCCTAGCCATGGCCGCTATCGCTGCCACGCCCCTGTTCATGCGGGACGTGCTGCTCACGCTGAAAGTCGGGGCCGGCACGGTTTCCGAGTACCAGTGCCACGTCAGCATCGCCCGTGTCCAGGTGACAGCTGGCGACACGGTCACGGTCCAGACGCTGTGCACCGACGGCACGTTCAGCCAGGCCGGCAAGTCCACCTATGCCCTGGTGCTGGAAGGGATCCAGGACTGGTCCGCCGACGGCCTGTCCCGCTACCTGTGGGATAACGACGGCCTGGTGGCCGACTTTGTCCTGCAGCCGCACGGATCGGCCACGGCCATCGGGACCGACACGCCGGCCATGACGGGCCAGGTGACATTGCACGCGGGCGACTTCGGGGGCGAGGTCGAAACCGACGCCGAACTGCCCGTGGAACTGCCGTGCGTTTCGAAGCCGGCCCTGGATACCGCGCCCTAGGGGAAGGGGCGTCATGCCCAGCGTTACCGGGAAGTCCGTCACGGTCCTGGGCGTCAAGGAAACACAGGCTGCCATGGACGCGATCGGGCGGGACATCACGCTGTCAGGGAAGGCCGGCAAGGATGCGGCCGCCCTGGTCGCCCGTACCGCTGCCACGTACGGGCCAGACCGTTCGGGCAAACTGTCGGGGTCGTACCGTCCGCTGGGCAGCAAGAAACGGGGCCGTGTCGTGTCACGGCTGATCTACGCGAAGCCGATCGAATTCGGCTGGCCGTTCCGGGGGATCGAGCCGCAGCGGCGCGTCCAGCGGGCGATCGAAGCGAACGCGGCCCAGCTGCAAGCGATCTATGAAGCCTATTGCCGGGAAGTCCTGGCGAAGCGTGCGGGGAAAGGATGATGGGCCTTGCGACAGTTCGAAATCGACCTGGCGAAGATCACGCCGGGATCCCTGTCCTACGGGGATCTGATCGACATCGCCGACGCGACGGGGATCGAGCCAGACGAAATGCAGGAACTGGTGGCCGGCAAGGGGCGCGGGGCCGATCGGCTTCGGCTGTTGTGCGGCTTCGCGTGGATCGTCGGCCGGCGCGACGAACCCGCCCTGACCTATGCCGACGTGCTCGCTGGACAGGTACAGGTCACGGGCCTACAGGACCGGCCACGGCCCGCCAGGAAGCGCGCCGTGCGGCCGTAATGGCCGGCCTGTGCGCCCTGACGGGCCTTCCCCCGTCCGAAGTCCGATCCCTGACGCTGGCCGAAATCTCGGCCATGGCGAAGCTTCGGCGCGACCAGGCCCGCGCCATGGCACGGGGCCGCTGACGTGGCCGGCCTGGGCCTGTCGATCGCCATCACGGGCGACACGAAGGGGCTGACTGGCGCTCTGAAGGAAGCCGACAGCGGCATCAGCGTGTTCGGTAAGACCGTGTCAGCGAAGGGCGTTGCCGGCGTGGCCGCCCTTGCCGGCGGCGTGGGCATCGCCGTGGCCGCCATTGCCGGGATGACACAGGCCGCAGCTGCCGACAGGGACGAAACGAACAAGCTGGCCGCGTCGATCGCTGCGGCCACGGGGTCCACGGCCGACTACACGGCCGAGGTGGAAGCGGCCATCGCTGCGGGCCAGGAACGGGCCTTCACGGACAGCGAAACGCGGGCCGCCCTGGAACCCCTGGTGCGATCGACGGGGGACGTGGCCCTGGCGACGTCGCAACTGGCCCTTGCCCAGGACCTGGCCCGTGCTGCCGGCGTGGACCTGGCGACGGCAGCCGAAGCCGTGGCGAAGGCAAACCAGGGGCAGGACACGGCCCTGGCGCGGCTGCTGCCGGGGCTGGAGAAGGGCGCGACGGCTACCGAGACGCTGGCGAACGCCCAGGCTGCCGCAGCTGGGCAAGCCGACGCCTTCGCCAACAGTACCGAAGGCAGCATGGCGAAGACGGCCGACGCCTTCGGGGAGGTCCAGGAAGAAATCGGGGCGGCCTTCCTGCCGGTCCTTGACGCCATCCTGCCGGCCCTGCTGCCGATCCTGAAGGCGTTTGGCGAACTGGTGCGTGCCCTGCTGCCGCTGCTGGTCCCGCTGATCAGTGCCCTGGGCAAGGCCCTGGGGTTCGTGGCCGACATCCTGGTGCGAGTCGTCAAGGAAATCGTCCGCTTCATTACCCAGATCAAGGAAGCGATCGACAAGGTGGGCGACTTCCTGAAGCAAGTGCCCCTGGTGGGCGACTTCCTGGGCGGGGCGGGCGGCCAGGCCGTCGGCTTCGGCACGCTGGCAGCCGGCGGGGCCGGGGCAGGGACGTTCGCTGCCGGCACACAGGCCGCAGGGGACAGCGCCGGCACCAGCGTGGGCAACATCATTATCAACATCACGGGCGATCCGCTGTCCATCGAGCGGGAAGTCGTGCGCGCCCTTCGCACGTATGGCCGGCGGAACGGCGTTGCGATCGTGCCGTGACGATCGAGCGACTGCCCATCGATGGCGCGGCCATCCAGCTGTGGTCGCATCCCGTCGGGGCGGCCCTGTGGGACGTGGCGACCTGGGGCGGGGCGACCTGGTCAACCGAGGACTGGCGGGACGTGTCGTGCCAGGTGACGGCCGCCCGCACCAGCTGGGGCGCGAACCGTAGCCTGGGCGTGCTGTCGATCGCTGCCGGCGGGGCCTGGTCCGTGGAAACGTACGACCCCGATCGGCTGCTGGATCCATCGAACACGTCCAGCCCGTTTGCCGGCGCGATCCGCCCCGGCGCGTATATGCGGCTGCTGTACGGGGCCGATCCCCTGGCGTTCGCCATCCTGGACGAAATCGACTACTCGCTGCGCCATGGCGTCGGACGCATCCAGGGGACCGATCCCGTGGGCGTGCTATCGAACGTCCAGGTTCCCGCGCCGGCCAGCCCTGCCGGCACGCTGCGGGCCTACGCACGCCAGCTGAAGGCCCTGACGCAGTACCAGGCCCTGGTCGTGGAAGCGGATCCGCCCGAAGGCGACGTGGCGATCGGTTCGCCCGACACGCCGGCCACGGGGCTGATCAATGTCTGGCAAGCCATCCAGGCAGCCGCAAACGATGCCTTGCATTTCGCATGGGTTGACGCGGCCCTGGTGATCCGTTTCCGAAGCCACGGCGATCCGTACGACCGGGGCCTGACGCTGGGCCTGGAAGGCATTCCCGTCATCGAACAGGTCATGCACAGCAACGCCGACGGCATCGTCAACAAGGTCACGGCGAAGGATCTGACCGGGCCGGCGTTCACGATCGAAGACACGGAAAGCCAGAAACGGTTCGGCTTGCACGCGATCGACCGGGGCACGCGTAAGGTTCCCGACGCGGCCAGCTGGGCTGCGCGGCTGTTGGAAGATCGGGCGACCGCGTCCCTGGAATACCTGCCGGTCCAGATCATCCCGACGCTGCCCGAGCATCTGCACGCCCTGTCGGCCATGGGCGGCGTGGACCTGGTGCGCATCCGGCTGGACGTTCCCGATCCGATCGTCAGTGCCGACGTGCGGTCCCTGGGCTTGCAGCTGGACGCGTCCCCCGAGGGCTGGTCCGCTGCCGTGCTGGGCTACGTGTCGGGCGTGGAATGGAGTGCCGGCACCGAGCCGCCCGAACCCCCGATCGACCCCAGCCCGCCCCCGACGCAACAGGTAACGCGGTCGTACACGTCGGCGAAGTCGTCACGGATCGCGAAGACGTCGGGCGGGGCGAAGTACGGCAGCGGGGCCGAAGCCGAACTGCCTGTCGGCAGCTGGACGGGCTGGCAGAATCGGGCGCTGATCGAGTTCCCCATCAGCATTGCCGACGCGAAGGAAATCGTGTCGGCCACGCTGCGGCTGAAGACGTCCAGCCAGGTCAACATCGGGTTTGGATCCACGCCGAAGGTGCGTGTCAACCGGGCCACGGCCGCGTGGACCGAAGGCACGCTGACGTCCCCCGGCAGCGGGAACGCGGTCGTATGGCCCGGTCCTG